AATTCCTTCTTGAAGCTTCTTTTTAAAAACTTCTAAATTTGCAGCCGATGGTTCGCTAGCCATATCTTAATTTATACAGATAAAATAAGATATGGAGTGTTGTTCTCCAGATGTTGGAGATTGTCAAAAATGTCACCCTAATCTCTGGATTCAAAAAGGTAGCTCTTATTGTTCATGGATTCCTAAAGTTCTTGTTTCTAAAAAGCAAAAGACAAGAGTTAACAGAAAAGTGAATAGACTTTCTCACCCTCGGGCAGTTCACAAGACTCGCAGACGAACTGGGTAAATAAAGTCCTATCAAGCTGCTCGCTAGGCACGGCTCCCTTTACCTTCTGTGCAATTACACAATATAAATCAAAACCGGGATAACGTTCAGAATTATCACTATCCCATAAGACATTACGGCCATCATCATCAATAAGCCATGACCACATAACATTGAAGAGTTCAGAAACTGTTTCTTTCTGAATTCTTCCATCCTCAGAGCTCATTACTGCTCCACCCTCCTTATCCGCAGGAGGATTCTCTAAGAATAATGCCTCAATGATACTCACTGATAACCTGCATAAATCAAAGGAAGGATTTGGATATGCCCTAGGTTCCTTGGGGCTATAGAATGGTCCAAAGTTATACTGTGTCCCAGCTTCATTCTCTGGCCAGTAGTCATCACTAATACAGAGAGTTCCATTGTGGGTAAATATTGCCCTGCCAAAATCAATAATACGAAAGAGTTTTCCATATGTTGGCACTTTCCATGTGCGTCCATCATTTGTCTTGTAATACAAGAACTCCTTTTTCGTTGGAACCCATAGAATATTATTACTATGCAGGTCATTGTGAGTCATTGCCCATAAGCTCTGAATCTGGCACAGTGCCGCTATAACCTGAAATAGCCATGCAGTCCATTGGTCTTCCCAGGCCTTTGTGCCTGCAACTGTATTCATGTTAGGATTATTATCTTCCAGTAAAGAATCCATAGTATCCGCATTAGATTCCAGAAACATTAGCATTGTGGGGAATTCAGAAAGTTCAGCAAAGAAACGATATTCCTTACCAGGCCCATCAGACTCATATGAGTCACTTGAATGTTCAGAAGCTGTTGAAATGGAGGCTGAATGAAGGCTTCCCGCGCTTACTTCAGAAAATGTATCTTCATTTTCAACTTCTGATATACTCGATGATGTAGAATCATCGGAAGAATCATACAAGTCTTCAGGTATCTCAATTAAAGGGTCATCAGAGGCTAAGGGGACATCGCCATTAAGTGCAATTAATTTGAATACTCCCTCCTTCTGCCTCTTCCAAAACCAGGAGTCAAATCGGATATCTGAGAAGTCATCGGTGATATTGTAAAAGTATTTCTTTGCAATGGCAAGGTAAGCCCCATAAAATAAGGAAAAGTGAGGAGAATGACCTGCTTCTCTAAATTTACTTAGCATATAACATCCTACAGCGTCTACATACGCCTGATTATGTGGGTCATGAATCTTACTATAAACCTTAGCAGAACGTTTACATGGAGCAGGTAGTGCAGGATGCTGGGCCATAGGATAATCACCCTTTATCATCTTGTATGCATCAAGAAGATGGGTAATCTTACAAAATCCAGAAATATCCATGAATTCGCTGGTTGCCTGTGATTCCTTGTATTCGCGTACCTTTCCAGAGAAAAGTCCCGAGCGTTGAGGAACACTACCAGTAAATTCCTCAAGGTGCCATTTATGGTCAAAGCGCTGAAATGGACTGAATTTACTCGATTTACCAAAGCGAATCATGCCGGGATGTGTCGTTTGAAGAGGTTTAAAATGAGTTTCAAGTGCGGTTTGAAGCCCCATCGGAGGTTTTATATCCCAAGTCACTGAATCTGGAAGTTCTGCTGTTCTTAAAGAAGGATAAGGAGATGACATTACTTTAGTAAAGATACCACTTTACAAAAGAAGGCGCATTGAATATGATTAATGTCTACGAGTCTTTCTGTTCTTTCGCTTATTCCTACGTGACTTGTTCTTTCTACGACCACCATCTAAAAATGCTTTTGTATAACCTTCTGGTATAGGGTCATTACACTCAACTTTTGTATACTGAAATGCTATACTAGGCCAGTCAGTAAGTTTAACATTCGTATATTCATCAAAATATGCAAGTGGTACCCCTTTTGGAGTTGTAGTCACTTGTAAACATTTAACTATTTTTTTAGTAGAACCATTTGTAAATTTATAACACTCTCCCCTTGATGGAAATGGACGAGGTGTAGACATTTTTTCTACTTTATATAAATATTTTTTATCTGTGCGCCGTAGATATTTTTTCTTAATATTTACAACCATTAGTTCAAATGGCTGCCTCTGCTGCAATGAATTTACAGTTGAAGAAATTCAGTATGCAGCAAATTCCCGAAGACGCCGTATGTATTTTTATCGGACGTCGTAGAACTGGTAAATCTACTCTTGTGCGTGATGTTCTCTTTCATCACAAGACTATTCCACTTGGCACAGTAATAAGTGGAACTGAAGAATCTAACGACTTCTACAAGAAAATGGTTCCCCCACTTTTCATTCATGGAGCATATTCCCCAGTAATTGTCCAAAACTATGTAAATCGTCAAAAGCTTATTATGAAAAAAATTATGACAGAGCAAAATGGAGGTATGCAATCCCGGATAGACCCTCGCTCATTCTTGATTCTAGATGACTGTCTCTATGATGACAGCTGGACGCGTGATTTAAATATTCGCTATCTTTTCTTAAACGGTCGCTGGGTAAAAGTGTTCTTTCTGATTACTATGCAATACCCTCTCGGTGTTCCGCCTGTTCTGCGCACCAATGTTGATTACGTATTTATTTTACGCGAACCTTATCTGAATAATCGCAAGCGTATTTATGAAAACTATGGTTCTGCATTTCCCTCATTCGAGTTTTTCTGTCAAGTGATGGACCAATGCACAACAAATTACGAGTGTCTAGTTGTAAGCAACAACACACAAAGTAATAAATTAGAAGATATTATTTTCTGGTATAAGGCTGAGCTCCATGGTGATTTCCGCATAGGTGACCCTCGTTTCTGGGAACACAGTGCAGCCCATTATATCGAGGCTGAGACAGCTGAGACAAATCGCTATGACCCTTCTGCTAGTCAGAAACTAAAGGGCCCTCAGATTACTATTAGAAAATCGCAGTAGAACTATGTCCAATCGACTGTTAAATATATATTTTGTAAATCAACTGTAACTCTTGAATCTAAGAATCGAGCTTGAATAATGGATTTTATAATTGGAATTGCCTGAAATCTAACTGTATCAAAATTAATATTTGGTAATGTATACATGATATCGCTTACAAGTTTCCCTGGAGCAACATTAAAGAAATGAATATGTTTAGTTTGACCAGTGTTATTAATGAGAATTTGTATAATTTTATTAATAATACCTTCAACATGATAATTCACTAGAATTTCCAGAAGTTCTTGCGATTTTATTCTAGAATACGTTGAAACAAGTGTTGTCCTTTCTATAAGGTCCGCTTTTAATAATGTAGTAGGCTCAGAAAATTTTGCACCTGTTGATCCTATATTATAATAAGTATATGGTGCCCTTGTTGCTCCTGTAAAACCAGTTGCTCCAGAGGAACCAGTTGATGCACTAGTTCCAGGACTACCAGTAACCCCAGTAAATCCAGTATCACCACTTCTAACAAATAATAAAAAATACGATGGTAAGTTGCTTGGATTATTTAAATTTATAAGATGATTATTGATATAACATACATATGTATTATTATTGATAGGATCAATTACTAAATCATTTAAATCATATGCAGTTGAACTATTCCATGTACCTCTTGCTGTATATTTTATGCCATCTCGTCCAGTAGCACCCGTTACACCAGTATTACCAGTTGGGCCAGTTTGCCCCGTTAAAGCAAAAAGTATAAAAAAAGATGGTAATATACTTGGATTAGTCAAATTTGCAATATGATTATTAACATAACATACGTAAGTATTATTATCTCTAGAATCAATTACTAAATCATTTAATTTATATGCAATTGAACCATTCCATATTCCTCTGGAGGTATATACAGTGCCAGTTGAACCAGTTATACCAACAGTTCCAGTTGCACCAGTTTGACCCGCAGTTCCAGTTGCACCAGTAAATCCAGTAAATCCAGTTATACCAATGGGACCTCTTGAGAGTAAGAGTGACCAAAATAATGGTAATGAAGAAGGATATCCTGCATTACCATAGGTAGCTTGAATACATATATATGTATTTCCATCAATTGGATCTACGACAACGTCATAGAGTAAATATAAGTTTGATGTTGACCATTCTCTAAAATTTAATATAGTGCCATTATAACCAGTAACGCCAGTAACTCCAGTGAAACCAGTAAACCCAGTGAAGCCAGTGAAACCAGTAAACCCAGTGAAACCAGTAAAACCAGTGAAACCAGTAAACCCAGTGAAGCCAGTGAAACCAGTAAACCCAGTGAAACCAGTAAAACCAGTGAAGCCAGTAAACCCAGTGAAGCCAGTGAAACCAGTAAACCCAGTGAAACCAGTAAACCCAGTGAAACCAGTAAAACCAGTGAAGCCAGTAAAACCAGTGAAGCCAGTGAAACCAGTAAAACCAGTGAAACCAGTAAAACCAGTTGTTCCAGAAGGACCCGTTGCTCCTGTATCTGTTGCATAACCAGGTGGACCAGTTGCGCCAGTAAAACCAGTAAATCCAGTTATTCCAGATGGACCAGTTGAACCGGTAATACCAGATGCACCAGTAAAGCCAGTTGTGCCAGAAGGACCAGTTGAACCAGTAATACCAGAAGCGCCAGTAAAGCCAGTTGGGCCAGTTGTGCCAGAAGCGCCAGTTGGGCCAGAAGCGCCAGTAAATCCAGTTGTGCCAGAAGCGCCAGTTGGGCCAGTTGTGCCAGAAGCGCCAGTTGGGCCAGAAGCGCCAGTAAATCCAGTTGGTCCAGAAGCACCAGTAAATCCAGTAAAACCAGTTGTTCCAGAGAAGCCAGTTGAACCAGTAAATCCAGTTGGACCAGAATATAGAACTAAATCTTGTATTAATGAAATATTTGAAATTACAGCCGAATTATCTTGGAAAAAAAACCCTGCGTATAATGGCGATGCTCCTGTAGTAGTTGCAATTGTTGAAACAACTAGACCATTCGCATAAAAAACAATACTTGTTGAAGTTACTTGTATTGAAAGTAATTGTCCATTAGTTGCAGTAAAACGAACACCCGCTTTTGTATAGCAATTATTTGAAGCTCCAGAATCATTAAAAACATAATAGTCCCAAATATCTTTATTTAAAGTTTTTGTAGCAGATAGACCTACGACAAATCTACCAGAAGAACTATACGCCCAAGTTAATGTGCCTCGATTTGAATTACTAAGACTAGGATTACTTATAAGTACAGCAGCCCCACTTGGTGCAGATGAACTAATTGAAGTTTGAGAATTAAATATTATATTAGCTGAAGAATTTACAGGATCCCATGTGAATGCTCCAGGAATATACACATTAGTTAGACCAGTTGATCCAGTAAATCCAGTTGGCCCAGTAAATCCAGTTGGCCCAGTAAATCCAGTTGCGCCTGTTGCTCCTGTATTATATGCAGTTCCAGGTGGACCAGTAAAACCAGTAAATCCAGTTGCACCAGTAAATCCAGTTGTTCCAGAAGGACCAGTAAAACCGCTCATACCAGAAGCACCAGTAAATCCAGTAATACCAGAGGCACCAGTTGAACCAGTAAATCCAGTTGTTCCAGAGGGACCAGTTGAACCAGTTCTTCCAGAGAATCCAGATGCACCAGTTGAACCAGTGTCGCCAGTTGAACCAGTAAATCCAGTTGTTCCAGAAGGACCAGTAAAACCGCTCATTCCAGATGCACCAGTAAATCCAGTTGCCCCTGTAAATCCGGTTGGTCCAACAAATGCAGTTAATTCTCTTATAAATGATATATTAGAAATTTGTGTTCCATTATCTTGAAGAAAAAAGGATGCATATAAGGGAGTAGCAGTAGTTGCATTTGCTTGTGTATATAGTGGCGTAGCTGAACCAGAGCGATAAAAATTTACAGTTGTAGGTGTGACTTGTATAGTAAGACTTTCAGATGCATCAATCGTAACTGGTAAAGTTTTACTAACCCCTCTATTTAATACATAAACTTTATTAGCACTATCATTATATACAGCATATTCCCAATTACTATTGCTAGTTCTAGATGTACTTAATCCTACTATAAATCTACCAGTAGATGAGCCAGTTGGACTATATAGCCAACTTAAAGTACCTCCATTTACACTATTAAGTGTTGGAGTTAAAATATATGCAGATAAAGAGCCTACACCAGCAGGATTTTGAATCCAATTCTGTGAAGTAAAAATAAGCTGTGCAGATGTATTTAGAGTATCCCAAGTGTATTGCCCTAAGATATATCCACCGGTTGCTCCTGTCATCCCGGTTGCTCCTGTTGCCCCGGTTGCTCCTGTTGCCCCGGTTGCTCCTGTGGACATTCTAATACATCATGTAAAATTTTATTTAGATATATACGTTAAAGGATTAGAAGATCGGAGAGACGCCATTTCTCAAATGACCCATCGGGCATAGGTCGCTTTATAATAAACGGTAGGCGCCGAGCCTCCAATTCCATTCTTGCAATATCTCGTAGCTCAGTCACATGTGCAGGCACTGCAATGAAAGCACGCGCTCCCTGACTCAACTGATTTGTTCTAAATCCAAGAACTCTAGTCTTCTCAAATTGTGTTAAGAATGGAACACTGCGATGCTTCGGGTCTGCAAGTCCATCTGCATTCTGAAATGAAGGAGGCACATTTGTCAGCTGGATATCCAGTGACACAGATTCAATTGTATCAATGCGAGCCTCTGGATGAAAGCGCATAAGCTCATTACCCAAGTCCTTCTTCTGCGTATCCTCTAGCAGTGCACCATCCTCCACCATATCAATCTCCTCATCAAAATGCTCCTCATAATCACCTTCATCATCAGCCATACTTCTTTCTGCTTTAGTAAAGCATTCATTTTTTATACCACTTACTCAAAATGTGGGCCTAAACTTGAATCCAACTAATTTAAAGTATAGGCATGGCCACTGAAGGATTTAATGAGGATGATATTGTCGAATATTCCACATTTGAGGATATGGAATTGAAGGGAGATTTACTAAGGGGTATATATGGATATGGTTTTACAAAGCCATCCAAGATTCAGGCAAAGGGTATTAAACCAATCGTAGATGGAAAGGATTTACTTGCACAGGCACAGAGTGGCACTGGAAAGACAGGAACCTTCTGTATTGGAAGTCTGCATCATGTGGATGCCACAAAGAAAGCAATCCAGGTTCTCTGCCTTGTTCCAACAAGAGAGCTAGCTCAACAGATTGAGCTAGTGGCTTCAGCACTTGGTAGTCACATGGGAATTAAGGCATATGCTGCATGTGGAAAGACGCCTGTGCGTGAGGATATTCGTTCCATTGAGAAGGGTGTGCAGTTCCTCGTTGGAACGCCGGGGCGTATTTATGACCTTATGAGCCGTCGTGCATTTATTACCGACCATATAAAGGTAATTATTGTAGATGAGGCTGACCAGATGTTGGAGAATCGTTTTAAGGAACAGCTACAGTGTATTCTTGACCTAGGATTTCCTGCAACATGCCGTTGCGCATTCTTTAGTGCTACCATGAATGATGAGGTTGTAGAGTTTGTAATGAAACTTCTAGATAAGCCTGTTCGTATTCTGATTCCTCCTGAGGAAGTTACGCTAAAGGGTATTAATCAGTATGGAATTGCACTTGACCGCGAGGACTGGAAGTTTGAGGTTCTTCTAGACCTTTATAAGAATCTAGATATCACCCAGGCTCTTATTTATTGCAATACAAGAAAGGCAGTAGAACGTCTTGCCGAGAAAATGACAACTGCAGGTTATCCAATTAGTTTTATTCATGGAGATATGGATGTAAAGGAGCGTATGCATCGCATGGTTTCCTTTAGAAAGGGCGAGACTCGCGTATTAATCACAACCGACTTGCTTGCTCGCGGAATTGATGTTCAGCAAGTGAGTCTAGTAATTAATTATGAGCTACCCCTAGAGGAGGATTCAAGAGATAATTATATCCACCGTATCGGACGTTCTGGTCGTTATGGCAGAAAGGGAACTTCTATTAATCTGATGTTTGGAGATGAGGTTCGTGTAATGGATGACATGAAGCGAAAATATGAGATTGATTTGCTAGGCCTACCAGAGGATTTAAGCAAGATACAGTTAGTATAATTTAGAAAAAATTTCGCAAATAAACTACAAGGTAAAAAATTGAATGACCATTTTTTTACCTGGTAAGTATCAATTATGCTAGCCTCCGAAAATCCAACAAAAGGCCAACTTGGCCTGGCAAATCTTGGAAATACCTGCTATCTTAATTCCGCACTACAAGCTCTTCGCCATGTTCCAGATTTGTCAGTGTTCTTCCATAAACATTCGGACTCATGGATTCATCAAGGTGATGCCAAAAATGCAAGCCTCTGTAAGGCATATAAGGAGCTTATTATGAGCCTATGGTCTAGTCCTGCGCCAGGATTTATACGACCTGCTAGATTCCTTCATTTCTTCCGAGAGGCAGTTGAAATCTGTCCAACCTATGAGCATATGGTGACTCCTCAACAGCATGACAGTAGTGAGGCTCTTACCTTTATTCTTGAGCAACTACATGAGGGTATGAAGAAGCCATTGAATATGAATGTGTTAGCTTCAAAGAGTTCTCCCAATTATAAGGCCCTGATGGCCTGGAAGGAGAAGGTTGCACCCGAATATTCTCCAATTGTTGATTACTTCTATGGACTTATGGAGGTCTCTGTTACATGCAAGGGGTGCTCAGGTGTGAGTTGTCGGTATGAGCCATTTAATGTTCTGAAGGTGGGATTTCCTAATCCGAAGGCTGCCACGCTAGAGCAGTGTGTAGATTACGAATTCACTGCGGAGGAACTTGATGAGTATCAGTGTGATACATGCTCTCCTGACCCGGCCCCTGGGTCATCTGTGCCAAAGGCCAAGAGG